TTAACAGATCACTGGTTATGGGAAGATAAGCCATTCACCAAAGGACAGGCATGGGTTGATTTAATTCTATTAGTCAATCATGAGGATAATGAGTTTCTCCATGGCAACCAGATCACCACTGTAAAGAGGGGGTCTCGCATCACAAGCATAAAGAAATTAGCTGATCGTTGGGGCTGGTCACGGAAGAAAGTTTTTGATTTTTTGAATGTTCTCGAAAAGGAACACATGATAGAAAAAAATAGTAACACCAAGGAAACGGCTATAACCATTGTAAAATATAGCGATTTCCAGAATTCGAGAAACACCAAAGAAACACCAAAGAAACGCAAAGGAAACACTGAGGAAACACCAAAAAGCACAAACAATAATGAGAATAATGATAACAATATATTATCTAACGATAATATAAAAAGCTACGTTGACGATCCGTTATTAAATCAAGCTATTTTAGATTTCATAGAATTCAGAAAAAGCAAAGCTATGAAATCACCTATGACGGATAAGGCGATTGACTTAATGATTAAGCAGCTGCCTAAGTTATCCCCGGATATATCGACCCAAATAGCTATCATTAATCAATCTATAGTAAGCGGTTGGAAAGGTTTATTTCCCCTCAAGCAAGAGAATAAGCCACAACGGCAACCGAAACCTATTAATAAGCAGCATGATTTCCCACAGCGAACATATACCGCTGAGGATTATGCAAAGCTTGAAAAAGGATTAATCAATAAACCAATCAAAGAAGAATTTGAAATTGGAGTAAGTATGGATGATTAGGAGGTAATCAAATTGAAATATACGCTTGAACAAAGAATGCAGATAATGGCAATCACCGAAGAGATAAATAATGTATGTAAATTAAAGGATTACATATTTCTCACAGAAGGTCATTACGGCTGCTATGTAAATAACAAGGAAATAAAAATAGATATCAGCAAGTTACGAGAATTTGTAAGTGATACTCTGGATCCAGAAAAATTATTTAATATCACCATGCCTGCTAAAGCTACAAATCACCTCTATCGATACAGTAGTAATAAAATTGCAGTCAAAGTAGAAGCTGACAACGGAATTTTTGCATGGATAAACCAGGGGTGGTTAAAACAATTTGGTGACAATGTAAACATCAGAATCACCAATGAAAAATCAACGGTATATATATCTGATTACAGAGGCAAACCGCTAGGTATTATATTGCCAATCAATATTAATCCATTCCAAGGAGGTAATCATGATAATAAAGAATGATAAAGTATTTATACCTCTCCCGGTTGGAGGATTAGAGGATATAGAGAGTATATCCGGGAAGTTAGTCAAGAACGGACATGGTGTTGAGAGGGCAAAAGTAAAGATCGGTAAGAGTTTTGTCCAGGGCATAGAGGTAACTATTAACCAGAACATCAAAGAGCTGTCGGAGGAAGATGAATGAATACATATACCGTAATAAAAGTACATCCAAACAATGGGAGAGAAACAATTGTAGGTACTAATTTAACATGTATGCAAGTATCTTCGATTATAGGCATCCCAGCCGGATTTGTGAATAAATACGCAAGAAATAAAACGAAAGCAAAGGGATTGTACAAAATCGTGGTTGATGGGGAGATTAGAGACGAACTCGTTGACAAGTGGAATGAAATGCTTAGAGCTGCCAGAGAATTAGACAGAGGCGGACGGATTGTAACCGTAATGATAAAAGGTAAGCCACATAAGTATGTTAAGCCGAGAGAAAGGCAGGCGGTGTAATGCTAACCGCACAAAATTAATTTAAGAAGGGAGTAAGAGGTTTGCAGGCCTGCAATAAATCCGGATTTAGTTAATGAAAGGGAAGGGGGATGTAACATTGGTACAAATAACGTTAATTATTAATGCAGATACAGAAGATGAAGCATATGAACTTGTAAAAGATATAGTTAAAAAGGATATCTGTGAATGCTTCGAGTTACAGCCAGTAACAAGTGATACATATGAACCTATAGGCAAGTAAGCTTTAGCGGAGGGCAGGTATGGCTATATACAAGATGGACTGTCGCAAGTGTACGAACAAATATATAGGTTTTTACAATGGTCAACATTGTAGCTGGTGCAAACCAATGGTCAACGGTATTCATCCGCTAAAATGGGAATGGCATGACGAAGACACAAAAAAAGATACATGCATTTGTGAATATTTCCAGGTAGATCAATGCCAGACTGAATTAAAGCTAGTGTAACAAAACTAAGGATTTTGTTAATTAAACAGAAAGGGGTAACGAGTTTGTCCGGACAATAAACGCGCGTTTACTCCTGTAATAAAATGATTAAATTATATATCGGCGGAAGCCCATGCACACGCTGGTCTATCGCACAGACCAAGAACAGAGAAACAGAGCCGTCCGGGTTAGGATGGGAATTATTTGAAAATTATGTTATAGGCCTAAGAAAATATAAGCCAGATTATTTCCTTTATGAGAATAACAAATCGATGGCTCCGGCAATAAGGGAGCAGATTACAAAAGAGTTAGGCGTAGAACCGATACTTATTAATTCTTCTTTAGTAGCAGCACAAAACAGGAATAGACTTTATTGGTCAAATATACCAGGAATAACACAGCCAGAGGATAAAGGGATATTGTTAATAGATATTCTGGAAACAGGAATGGCGTGGAGAGAAAAGAGTTATACACTGGATGCAAACTACTATAGAACTGCCGGCACTTATGACCCAACAAGTCAACACTCGTATTCGCGGCATATGGCTGCTGAACCTGTATATCCATTTGGGACTAATCCGGAAGGGAAGGCGCATTGTCTGGATGCTAACTACTGGAAAGGGTCTCTTCCGGAAGGAACTCTGGAAAAACACCGCAGAAGTTTAGTGGCAGTGCCATGCATGAAGGTGCCAGAAGCAACCAAAATAGGATTTACAGAAATAGAACCTATGGATTGCGTAGATCTAGCAATGGCAACCAGTAAGACAAGACGCGGAAGAAATATGAAAGATAAATCCAATTGCCTTACAACCTCACCTGACTTTTATCAATATCTAGGTACAGTTAATAAACCGATTTATGAAGTAAAAGAAGGACACATAACCATAAAGGATAAACAGTATCCTATAAAACTCCAAGATGGTTATTACATAATTCGTAAGCTTACCGTGCTTGAATGCATGAGACTACAAACAGTACCAGAGTGGTATATCTTCCCTGTATCTGATTCACAAGCCTATAAGATGCTAGGTAATGGTTGGACAGTGGATGTAATAGCGCACCAACTATCATTTATTCCCGGAATACTAACCGATGAAATCGAAGTACTATCCATGTATGACGGAATGAGTTGTGGACATATAGCGTTAGATGTACTTGGTGCCAATGTAATCCGGTATTATGCTACCGAAATTGATAGATACGCAATTCAGACGGCAAAGCACAATTATCCGGATATGATTCATTTGGGCGATGCATACCAGGTAAGAAATGAAGAGTGGTTAATTCACTAAACTGATATTTTAGTTAAATAAAATGAACCTTGACAACCGAATATTGGCTAGTAAAAATATTTTTGTAAATCCTCAAAATAAGTATTGACAATACATCTTGAAAGATGTATAATAAAATCATCAAATAAAACAATTAATTGCTCAAAGAGCAGAAGGTGAGGATTTTATGAAACTCTGGTATAATGATAATGGGAGTAAAACTTTAGTAGCAGAAGTAGTTACAAATCACAGCATGAGCATTGATGATGCCCTTGATATAGCAGATGTTGACATGGATACATTTGCATCCGAACATGGTTGGGATGATTGGGATTACGAAGCGCTGGAGATGGAATGGTAATGGATAAAATACCTTTAAAAGAATATGCAGAAAAGCACGGCATAGCACCTGTTACGGCAAGACAAAGGGCACAGAGGGGATCGTACAAGACAGCAGAGAAAAAAGGAAGAGACTGGTTTATATCTCCCGATGAGCCTCACACAGATAATAGAATAAAGACAGGTGAATTTAAGAACTGGAGAAATAAGACTACTAGCTGATATTTGGTTAGTAGTTTTTTGTTGTTCAAAATGATCGCATTATTGTACTAACAGAAGAGGATTTAAACCTGTTTATCGCATTGCGTAAGCACAAAATAGAGGAATTAGAAAAGCAATTAGAATCATTATGTGATTAGATGCTCCTGCAGCGGAAAGGAAAGATATGAGCGCAACAATAGAAAAATCTTTGTATATTGGGTTTTTAAAAACCAGATTCGATATGTTTGATCGAGTCACACTGATACTAGAGGATGGAAAAGAAGTATCAGGAGAAATAGTTGATTTAGAGGATGGTTTCGTCTCTCTTCAAACAGATGATATGGTGGTTGATATCAGAGTTGGAAGAATAGTAGATTATAAGCCGTGATTTATCAAGAAGGGAGATAAAACCTATGATATGGTGTGAAAATAAGTCAAGATGGTGTTCGGCATATGTCTGCACCCGTGATGAATGCGAGTATGAATATAAATCTAAAGATGAAATAATCAATGAACTTAGGGAAGAACTCAGCCAATCCAAGGAAGAAGCTAAGCAATGGGAATTAGATGCTAAAAGATATTGTGCTGAGCTGGGAGAGATTAAGATCGCAGAGGAACAAGGGTTATTGGTTAAGCTGCCAAAAGAAACAGACAGTGGTCATGTATCATACATATATCAAGGATCTGTATACGTTGTGAGAATCGAGAATATCGGTCATGTAATTTCCAAAAGAAAAGTAACCACGTTTTACGGTAACTACGAGGCAGCCAAAAAAGCACTAAAAAGCGGAGTATCTGAATGAGCCAAGTAAAAATAAAGGTAGATGGAGAACAAAGAACCATAACGACACTTGGATCGCTCGATATGGGAAATCCCATAACGGTAGGAATGCTTGAAACGATGTGTAAAGTTGGTGATAAAGTTAAGCAATGTTCAATGGTTCGAGTACCAAGTGGAGACTACTTAACAGGTAAGAGTTTAGGTATAGCCAAGAAATCATTCAATGATTATTTCTCAGATGATTATATTGAGGACGATATAGATGAATAAAAGGCCAAGCCAAGGATTAATACCAAAACCAAATTAAAATAGCTGTATGGATAAAATACAAGGTTAAGGAAAGGGAAAATGATCATGCCTAATTTAAATATCAAAGAGTTTGTAAAAGAGATAATCGAAAAAACAGAGAGGGAGATAGGAGGGGATTGATTGAACAAAAGGAATCTAAAGCTTGATGATTATGGTATATCACGTAAAAGATATAAAGAGCTATGTGGATTCTGTGAGCAATATCCTGAGTGGATCGACGAGCTGCAATATAAAACCGATATTATGAAAAGCAAAGTAATCACAGACATGCCAATGGCTCCTAGCAGAATTGGGAACCAGCAAGAGGATTTGGTGATAAGGCGTATTGAACTACAAAAGAAATGTGAACTCATTGAGGAAACAGCAATAGAAGCAGATGCAGACCTATACCAATACATAATTAAAAGCGTGTGCTATGAGAAGCCGATATATTATTTAATTAATACAATGGGAATGCCTTGCAGTGAACGGTCATTCAGAGATAAGAAAAGATATTTCTTTTTCTTACTTGCGAGGAATAAGAAAATGTGACCGATAAAAGGACGTTAACCTGTGATATTATATATAATAGAGAGATGTAATAGAACAGCTATAACATTCTTTCGACCTCCGTTGACTGCCAGGTGTAACAGCCTGGTAGTTGATTAGCCGCCTTACATAGAAAGTATCTAATGGGCGGTATACGTGTAATCTCTAAATAAGGGGTGCTATATACCAATACCATAGCATCTCAGCAAAGTATAAGCTATAGGCGATAAAATACATTTCAAGACCTCCAAGAGCGGAGGCAAGGCACCGGAGGCATTGATCTCGTAACGGTGCCTTTTATTATGTCTGCGATGAACAAGTTATATACAATGGTGTGGCGTAAGCCGGGTAATGTATCGTCCAATGACATAGGGTTGGTGGGAACCGGGGATGATAAAGGGGTGATATAGTGAATGAGTTATGCAATAAATGTCCATATGTAAAAGGTTGCGAATTATCTTGCCCAGCGTTCGTAGAGCTGTATAAGATATGCGATGAACAGGATACAAAGGATAAGACAATACTTATTCGCAATCTCAAAAAATTAATTGGAATCAGGGATGCTGAACCGAGCATACAGCTAAAACGATTGGGTACCAAGATAATTAACCGTTTCGCAGAGTTTGGATTTATAAATGAATGGAATATCAAAATAGGATATGTAATTAGCCAGGAAAGAAAATCAGGAAAGAAAATCGTATATGCAGATTGCAGGAAGGCGCAGGAAGTCTATAGGGCTTACTTGCCTTTTGATTTTATAATAACGTTTTATGAATGTAATACCAGAATGCTGAATGAGAATCAATTAAAAATTCTTATGCTGCATGAGTTGAAGCATATAGGCATGGGTGAAAGAGGCCTGACAATCATACCGCATGACATAGAGGATTTCAGCAACATACTGAGTAAGTACGGACTCGACTGGGATTCTTACGGAAAGGAGTTGCAGGATTTGTTTGGAGGTGAATAAACAATATGGAAGGTTTACAAAACTTTACACAATACGAGCCAACGGAAAAGGAAAAAAACCTGTTGGAAGTATTGATAAATCCAGAAAATAGGATGAAATCAATAACTGATATTTGTAAACTCGCAAAATGCACACGTCCGGTATACTATGAAGCTTTCGCAAAGCCAGAGTTTGTGGAAATATATAATAAGCAATCCGTTGATCTGGTCAAGCAAAATGCTGCATCAATTCTGAATACCTTCATTCGTGAAGCGCAGCGCGGCAGCTTCCAACACGGAAAGGTTCTTTTAGAAATGGCTGGACTGTATAATGAGAAACAGGATATAAAATTATCAGGGCAAATTGAAACAACCCAGAGCGAACTATCAGAACTGCTTGAGCAACGCAGGAAGCGAGTTGATAATAATGTTACTTAGCGATAAGTACTGGGATTACATAGACGAACCGGCAAGAGCAGAATTCTTGGAAGGAACTACTGCTGCAGGGAAAACCACTACCGTGGGAATCAAATTTATAATGAATGTCGAAGAATCCCCGTTGACATTACATGTTATTGCATCAAAGACAACAGGTGTGGCAGAGAAAAATATTATTAATAGTGATTTTGGATTAAAGCAGATATTCCCCAACTTACAATATTACGGTAACGGCGATAAAAATAATAAATTACCTCATCTTAAGCTTGGGAACAAGATAATATATATTTTAGGATATGACAACAAGGATAAATGGGAAAATGCATTAGGCTCACAATTTGGATGCGTGTGGGTAGATGAATGTAATACCGCTGATATGGATTTTATCCGAGAAATATTTGGTCGAAGCAAATACTTTGTAGGAACCCTTAACCCAGATGACCCAAGTCTGCCGGTATATGACGAGTATGTTAATAAAGCTAGACCAATAGATAAATATAAAAAAGATGTTCCAACAGAAATCATGGGATCTCTTAATAAATGTGAACCGGTACCCAATTGGAAGTACTGGTTTTTTTCGTTTGAAGATAACATAAGCATGACCAAGGAAGATATCGAAGAAAAGAAGTTAAGCTATCCGAAGGGTACCAAGATTTATAAAAATAAAGTACAGGGATTACGAGGGAGAGCTACTGGATTAATCTTCCCTAACTTCAACCAAGAGAAAAATGTTATTTCTAAAACAAAGTTACTTAAGTGGATGAAAGATGAAAAGAATCCTCTTAAGTTTGAATGCTTTACTGTGGGTGTTGATACATCGTACTCACAGGATAGCCCGGATACGTTCGCTTTTATTTTCGAGGGCATTACAAAGTGTGGTAAGTGCATTGTATTGGATGAAGAAGTATATAACAATCGTGATTTACAAATACCGCTTGCGCCATCGGACATAGTACCAAGGCTCATTTCATTTCTTGAGCGCAATCGAAAGGAATGGGGCTTTGCTAGAGATGTGTTTATAGATAATGCAGACCAGGCAACAATTACAGAATGCTTGAAATATAAGCGTACTCATCCATGCCTATATAATTTCCTAAACGCTTATAAAAAGATAGTTATTATAGACCGTATACATTTACAGCTTGGATGGATTAACTGTAATGATGCGGTCTTTTATTACGTCCTTGACCATTGTAAACATCATATACAAGAGCATGAGGTTTATAGTTGGAAGGATGATAAATACGAGCCTGAGGACAAGAACGATCATACAATTAATGCAGCGCAATATGGCTGGATACCATTTAAAACAAAGATAGGAGTGATTAATAAATGATACCAGTAAAGACAGAAACAACAAACTGCATACTCAAAGGAACTTCACCTGATGTTATGGATTTACCAGTAACTAGATACCATACAGACGATGGTATTCCTGCTGTGCAGAGTTGTTGGCAATTATCAGATGATGAGTTGCAAGAGGTAATCAAGACAGGAGTTATACATTTTTCTATTTATGGGAACACACATCCTCCTATCTGCTTGAGCACTACTCCATTCAAATGATGGAAAGTGTATACAGAAGATGAGATACGAAAGATTATAGAGGAGGCTAAAAGCTAATGGGATGGTTTAAGAATGCTATTATTAAATTGCTTAAGATTACACCGGCAACAGACCGTACAATCGTAATCAAAGAGCCATTATCATTCCAGGCTAACGTCTTAAAGAATCAATTACTTTATCGCGGAGATCCTGTTGAGATAGAGCAATTGTTTAAGGCTATAGCGGTTAATGATGTGGCTAAAGCGAGATTCTGGGCTTCGGTTCCATATAACAGGGTGAGGAAGATACACTCTGGTATTGTGCAGATTGTAATAGACCGACTTAAGGATATTGTTGTAGCGGATATGGACGGTATCGATTTCGGTGAAAAAAAGAAAGGCGATCCAGAGGATAAGGAAACACCAATTAAAGATTTGTGGGATGAAATAGCCGAGGATAACGACTTTGAAGAAATACTAGGGCAAGCCATTCAAGGTGCATTATCATCCTCTGACGGAGCTTTCAAGATCAGTGTTGATGAAGTAAGTGAGTACCCTATAATAGAGTTCTACGAGGCAGATTCTGTTGATTTCGTATATAAACGCGGTAGGCTTATAGAAATATTGTTTTATACCACTTATACAAAAGGTGAAAAAGAATATAGACTTCAAGAATCCTATGGTAAAGGCTATGTCAAATATAAATTATTTGATGATGCAGGCAATGAAGTGCTGCTATCAATGGTCGAAGAAACAAGCACACTTAAAGACGTTACCTTCTTAGGCGATTTTATCATGGGTGTGCCTCTTAAGATATTCGCTTCGTCTAAGTGGAAAGGCAGAGGCAAGGCGCTATTTGATTCCAAGACGGATGATATAGATGCAATGGATGAGGTTATTAGTCAATGGCTCGATGCTGTTAGATCAGGAAGAGTTAAAAGGTACATACCGGAAGACTTAATCCCAAGAGATCCCGACACAGGGGTAATACTGGAAGCCAACCCCTTTGATAATCAATTTATAAAAATGAGCTCAAGTAGGGCGGAAGGTGAAAGTGGAAAGATAGATGTTTCGCAGCCTCAGATTTCATACGAAGCATACGCCGGATCATATGCGAGTTTCCTTGATTTAGTGCTGCAAGGAATTATTTCACCTGCCACCCTGGGAATTGATCTCAAGAAAACGGATAACGGTGAGGCGCAGAGGGAAAAGGAAAAGGTTACATTATACACCAGAGGACAGATTGTTAATGCCTTGAATAAGGCTATACCGCAATTAGTATCGACCACAATGAAGACATATGATACTATGCAGAACAAAGCGCCTGCTGAATATGAAGCATCTGTTAAGTTTGGCGAATATGCCTCTCCTGGGTTCGACACTACGGTTGATGTGGTGGGCAAGGCTAAGTCATTCGGTATCATGAGTACTGAAAAGTGTGTTGATGAGCTTTATGGTGACACTATGACCGATGAGGAAAAAGCCGAGGAAGTTGCAAGGATTAAAGCTGAGAACAGTGCTGCCATAGAAGAACCTTTAATTGATGTTGAGGAAGAGGATGATGACGGAGATGAAGATAGCGACACTACTGTTTGAGATAACACAGACATTATGTAAAATGGCAATTACTCTAATAGATGAGTGGATGGATAATACGGCATTATCTTTGCAAATTATGTATATTAGAGACAGCATCTTATATGAAAATGAAATATGGCTTATATAGGGCGGTGACTAAGTGAATGATTATGATGTTGGCAAGATCATGCAAGAGATGGAGATAGAGCTTATACAATCCATGAGACGCAACCTAGGTAGGCATATGGATTGGGAGAAAGACGAAGGATTCAAGTGGGAGCAATGGCAGGCGAAGAAAATTAGAGAGCTACGCAAGTACCGAAGTCAAAATAAAGCCATCATGGAAAGTTATTCCCAGAAGCTTAATAAAGCCACAAAGAATGACTTAAGAAAACAGTATCTCGAAGGTGGAAGAAAGGTTGATAAGGAAGTATCCAAGGTTATCAATAAGGGTCTAAGCTTAGTAAGAGCAACGCCTTCTAACGACTTCTTCCAAGGTAATAACAAAAAGCTTGATAAATTGATTAGAGTAATAAATAACGACATGAAGCAAGCTATGATAGCCGCATTAAGGCAGATGGATGATGAATACAGAAAGACAATATTCAAAACCGAGGTATTCTTATCCGGAGGATCAACAACAGTTGATAAAGCTGTTGATATGGCTAACAAGGACTTCTTAAGGGCTGGCATCAATTGCATTACCTATGCGAATGGCGCGAAGGTTAATATCGCATCGTATACCCGTATGGCAATTAGAACAGCCAATAAAAGAGTTTTCCTGATGGGTGAGGGCGAACGGCGTAAAGAATGGGGATTAAGCCTTGTGTTGGTATCTCAATATATGCAGTGTTCCCCATTGTGCCTCCCATGGCAAGGCAGAGTATATATAGATGATGTATACAGCGGTGGAAGTATAGGTGATGGTAATTATCCGCTTCTCAGCCAAGCAATCGCAGGCAAGCTATTTCATCCCAACTGTCGACATACCATGAGTACATATTTCCCAGATATCACAGAAGAACCGGAGCCTATCCGAGCAGATGAAACAGGAGAACGCTACGAGGCAGCCCAAAGAGATGCAGAGATAAACCGCAACATTCAAAGATATACCAGATTAAAAGAAGGTAGTCTTGATCCTGAGAATATAAAGAAATATTCAAATAAAATTAAAGAATGGGAGGCGAAATAAATGGAGCAATGGCAACCAATGGAAGGGCCCGAAAGGGTTTCAATGACAAAACAAGAATTCGAAAGCAGGATTGCAGAAGCAACGGAAAGAGGTTATCGTAACGCACAGAAGAGTTATTCAAAACCCGAAGGCTTAAAAGATGTTGTAATATCTCTGGCGAAGGCAGTATTGCTATTAGAGCAATAGAGAGGCGGTGATCCACTTATCTCCCTGGTAAAGGCGTTGGGTTAATACGTCTTATTTTTATGTCCGAAATGACTATAAACTAACCTATAAATAATCCACGCAGACACGACTGCGATAACAAGTGAAGGAGAGTTATATGACAAAGGAACAATTTATAGCATTAGGCATCACAGATGATTTAGCAACAAAAGCAGCTGAGCAATCGGCTACAGAACTTAAGACTTATATCCCAAAACATAGGTTTGATGAGGTTTCAGAGGAAGTTAAAACCCTTAAAGGTACCGTTAAGGATAATGAAGCTGCCTTAGAGACTTTAAAGAAATCTACAGGGGATTCCGAGGCTCTCAAGAAACAGATTGACGATCTTCAAAAGGATAATAAGTCCAAAGATGATAAGTATCAATTAGACCTAAAGGAGCTCAAACTCACCAATGCTATCAAGCTTGCAATTACAGGCAAGGTGCACGATGAGGATATGGCTGCAGGCTTATTTGATAAGACAAAGCTTATCTTAGGTGATGATGGTAAGGTCACAGGCCTCGACGATCAATTAAAGAACCTACAGGAGAGTAAGAAGTTCTTGTTTAAGGATGAACAGCAGCAACAACAATCTGGATTTAGAGTAGGGGCTGATGGTCAGCAACAGCAGCAACAACAATCCGGGCAAAGACCTAGCATGAAAGATGCTATTGCCGCTCAGATCCAGGCACAAACAAAATAAGAGAGGATGATTAAATTATGGCTATTACATTAGCAGAAGCAAGTAAAAACGTACAAGATGATTTACAGGCAGGAGTAATCGACGAATTCAGAAAATCAAACTGGATTATGGATCATATTACCTTTGATGATGTTGTTTCCCCTGTAGGAGGCGGAGCAACAATGACTTATTCCTACGCAAGAATGAAGACACAACCTACAGCAGCATTCAGAGCAATTAACTCAGAATATACACCGCAGACAACCGAAAAGGAGCTATTCCATACAACCCTTAAAGTATTTGGTGGATCATATGAGATTGACCGTATTATCGCTAATATGGGAGGTATTGCTTCCGAGGTTGAGCTCCAACAGGGACAGAAGATTAAGGCAGCGAATGCATTGTTTAATGATACCTTCATTAACGGTGACAGTGCTGTTGATACGAATGCATTTGATGGTCTTGAAAAGGCGCTTGTTGGCAGCTCAACCGAGTACAACGGTGGAGGCAGTGATTCTGCTATTGACCTTTCTACATCGGCATTAGTTACAGCAAATTACGCACAGTTCCTGGATATGTTGGATGAGTTTTTGAGCGGTCTTGATGGTACACCCTCTTTTATTGGGGGTAATGCTAAATTGATTGCTAAGTTAAGAGCTTGCGCAAGACGAGCGGGTATGTACATGACTACAAAGAGTGATATCGGCACCCAAGTCGAGGCGTATGGAAACATTCCTTTTGTTGATCTTGGTGCAAAAGCCGGAAGTAATGACGATGTAGTCGCAACCGATGCAGGAACTGGATTAACATCATTATATGTCGCAAGACTTGGTCTTGATGGCCTTCATGCAGTATCCATGGCTGGCCAGATTCCGGTTAAGACTTGGTTACCTGATTTTTCTACATCTGGTGCTGTTAAGAAAGGCGAAGTCGAAATGACAGGAGCTATTGCACTTAAGGCAACTAAGGCCGCAGGTGTATTCCGTAAGATTAAAGTAAAATAAGGAGGGTAATATGCCTAGAATATATTCACCTAACCCACTCCATAGTTGCGATTATGGGGTGGATTTCTATAACGGTGCTGCGGCTGTCCCAACAGCCAGTACCGGGCTAATTGCATGGTTTACAGCCAAGGGATATACCATTATACAAGGATCTGATACCTTGGCTCCATGGGATTACCTAACCAAAGAACAAGTTATTGAATTTGCTAAATACTGTGGAGTTACTGCAACTGGTACGAAGCAGGAAATGATTACTCTTATCGAAGCCGATGTATTCTCAGTGGCTAAATATGAGATTACAGCTTTTGACGCAATTGCAAACAAGTCAGCCGGTACAGTTGCCGCACCTGTATATGCAGATGCTACGGCTGTTAAAGCTGCTCTGCCAACAAGGGTTATCGCAACGCTTAGTGGTGGGATGGTTGCCAGTATTCCGGTCACAGCATGGGTTGATACTGATACATTTAACAAAGCGGCTGCCGGGTCTTATACTTTTACTGCAACATTAGGTACAATCCCTAAACCATATGCAAATACAGCAGCGGTTACAGCGACTATAGAGGTTGTAGTTTCTGCATAGAAAGGATGAAGTAAATGGCTAAAATAAACGCACCAAATAAACAATATAACGGTATATCTGCCAGCGTGGTCTTTACTAAAGGGGTAGGGGAATCAGACAACCCTATACTTTTAGATTGGTTTAAAACTCATGGCTATGAGGTAGAAGAAATTGATCATGACCCACCAAAGGAACCAGAGAAGTTTGATGGTTGGGACATTGACCAACTGAAAGGTTATGCAGAAGAGCATAGTATTGATATTGGTCAAGCATCATCTGTAAATGGTATCATTAAAAAGATCACAGAGGCAGAGAAGGAGGCGTAGTCATGTCGTACGCTACTAGTGATACTTTAGACGATGAGCTGTTGGATTTGGCTAGTAGCAAGATTGACGAACTCACCTATAACAGGATTGTTGCAGCCGGATTTAATAATTTAACTACCTTCCAGAAGGATAAAATTCAAAAGGCTACATTGCTACAAGCGCAGTATTACGATGATTACGGAACCGATCCGGGAGCACTAAGCGGATTTAGTGTTTCCGGGTTAAGTATGAACCTAGGTGGTAACAGCACAGTTCCTTCGGGAGTGAGTCCGGGGGCATTTATGTTGTTGAAGCAAACTGGTCTAATGAATAGGGTGGTGTAATTATGATACCTAATAAATTACCTCGGTTCCCTAAGAAGCTGTTCAATCAGGATTGGACTATTGCTATTGGCGAAGGAAATCTGAGCGAAGATGGAGAAATGATATACGAAGGATCAGTAAATGCAAAATGCTGGTACACGGGTAAATCCCATCAAGTGATGAATGCCGAGAAGCAGATTATCAGATTAGATGGGGTATTAGTTGCATTAGGCGATTTATTCCCTACCTTACCCGAAATAAGCACCGGAATAGCACGAAAAGGCACTCAGAAGCCACACAAGATTTATAAATGTGAACGGCCACTTAATCCTGATGGAACCGTCTACGCTACAATATTGGAGTTGATGTAATGAGAGTTAAAGTAAAAATGCATAAGGGAGTTATTCGACAGCTAGAAAGGGCTCAGATTACCGCACTTGAACAGACAGCCGAAGCAGTTAAGACCGATGTTATAGCAAAAAACGTCATGCCATTTGACGAAGGTACGCTGCAGAATGAATCAACCATGATTGATACTTCCAGATCCAACAAGGGAAACGTAACAATTTCCTCTGATTTGCCCTATGCAAGAAAATTGTATTTCCACCCGGAATACCATTTCAACAAGGACAACAATCCAAACGCAGGAGGCAGATGGTATGACCCATGGATTGACGGAAGTCGGAAGAGCTTCGCTCCAAATGCATTTAAGAAAATATATAAAAGGTTGACGGGGGTGTGATATGACACTTAAGCAAATAAGGGATTGGTTAAAACCACAGATTACAGATATCGATACTGCCTACATTGGTAAAACCGAGCCGAGTAAGGAAAAGGTTATCTGCATCTATGGAAGGGAAAGTTCATCAAATGTCATTGCGATAGGTGGACTTAGTAACACATCCACGGCAACCAAAGGTATTAGCATCTTAATTCAATGGTCTAAGAATTGTGATGCTGCTGAAATAAAAGCTAAAAGCATATACGATATATTTGCAGGTACTCATGCCGTGATAAACGGTGTCGAGTGCTTTTTTAATATGCGATATGATGAACCCGTATCTGTAGGTGTTAATGACAACGACATTTGCGAGTACGTAATTGATTTAACGATAACATGTAAGAGAGGATGATTATAAAATGGCAGTATTATTAGTTAGTGGATCACTGGGTACCGCGAGTACTACGAGTATCACAGGACTTACAGCCGGCAAGAAATACAAAGTCACTACAGGCGGCTTTGTATATCCTGTGCAGGCAGGTGGAACGCTTGGTTCACCTGGTGCAAGTGTAGCCTATGCGGATCTATCGGCACTATCCGGTACAAGTATTACCGGTTTAGTTGATGGTCAGGCTTACTTAGTGCAGGAGGTAACATCTGCTACAATTAAAAGCGGTGTTAACCCGGTCAATGAAATTACTTTCGGTGTAAACATGGCCGGAAGGACAGGAACAACCAGTACGGTTGTAAAGGATGCTGAGTCATTGGCTATTGCTATTGATGGCAGCATTGAGGAATGGAACCCTATGGATATGGGAGGATGGGTTAGACGACTTATGACCGCCAAATCATTATCAATCTCCATGGGTGGAAAAAGAAACTATGGAGATCCGGGCAACGATTATGTAGCTGGTCTCGCTTGGAAAAACGGTCAAGCATGTAACTCGATCTTTACAGTTACCTTCCCGAATGGGGATAAACTTGTATTTGATTGTGTTATCAATGTTACATCCATGGCTGGTGACAGCACCGCTATTGATGCCTTAGAGTGGGAAGCTCTTTCCGATGGAAAGCCCACCTATACGGTATACGGAGCGTAAATTATGACAAGGAGTAGGCTAATAAGTCTACTCCTATTTATTTGAAAACAAGGAGGACATTAACATGTCAAATATTATAGATATTAGCGCAAAGATTACCAATGAACTGCCGATCGTAAAGATTTCCAATGACATCATCGTTACGGTAAACAACCGTCACAGTACTATTATGAGTATGCAGTTATTAGTTAAAGAGCAGACGAAAAAAGCAGAGGAGAACAACGATGAATACGATGAAATGGCATTCATGGAGAAGATTCTCAATATGCTCACAAGTAAAAAGGTAGTAGATTCGATTAACAAATTGGATCTTCCTTTCCCTGAGTACAAAATGGTCTACAGTGCTATCATGGCTGCAGCTACCGGTCAGTCACAGGAGGATGTAGACAAACGATTTCAAGGATAGTGAATCGTATTATGATCTGTACGATGATTGGGAGCTTATAGAAGCAAGCTTTCTGAAACAATATGGAATTAGGCTCCGACAGGAAGATGATATGTCTTGGTCGGAGTTTTGTTCGTTATTAAGTGGCACCATGCCGGATACTCCACTCGGAAACATTGTATCTATCCGAGCGGAAAAGGATCCTAAGAGAATAAAAGAGTTTACCAAGGAACAGAAAAAAATCCGTAATGATTGGATTGTGAAAAGAAATAAAAAGCTGAAAGAGAATCCTCAGGCTTACAAGGCATATTGGGAAGGTTTCCAGCAATGGGCGAAATCAACCTTTAGTTAGTGAAATAATGAAGAAAGGAGGTTGCATAACTCATGAGCATGGAAGTCGGAAGAATAGACCTTGGATTGGATGTAAATAAAAAAGCATTTAACCAACAATTGTCTGGCGTTGCCGGAGGTGCTGAGAAAAGCGTTAAAAAGGCATTTGGTGGGTTGGGTTCTATGATAGGCGTTGCAATAGGGGCTGCAGCTGTCGGGAGTTTCCTAAAGTCGAGTCTTAGTCTCGGTAGTGCTCTGACAGAAGTCCAGAACGTAGTAGACACTACCTTTACTAGCATGAATGGCAGTGTCAATAACTTTGCTACAAATGCTATGGAGCAATTTGGATTATCAGAGACAGTAGCAAAGCGGTATATTGGTGTACTTGGTACCATGTCGAAAAGTATGGGAACCACAGAGCAAACAGCGTATGATATGGCTACTACGGTTGCCGGTATGTCCGGGGACGTAGCATCTTTTTATGATATGAGTTCTGATGAAGCATTCACAAAGCTTAAATCAATTTGGACAGGGGAAACAGAGAGCCTTAAGGATTTGGGTATTGTAATGACACAAACAGCACTTGACCAGTACGCTATGAACAATGGTTTTGGCAAGACCACAAGCCAAATGTCTGAACAAACAAAATTGATGCTCAGATATCAATATGTTATGGACGGATTGTCTGCCGCGAATGGAGATTTCGCAAAGACGAGTGATAGTTGGGCGAATCAGGTTAGGGTTTTAAGCCTCAGATTTGACAGTTTTAAGGCTACATTAGGGCAAGGGTTTATAAATCTATTCACACCTCTCATACAAGCCTTAAATCTGCTAATGACAAAGCTCCAAGGCGCTGCAAATGCATTCAAATCATTCACTGAGTTAGTAACTGGAAAGACAATCGAAACCTCCACCGGTGCCGTAGCTACAAACGCGCTTGATGCAACCAGCAATATTCTTGGGATGGGTGATGCTGCTGAATCTAGTGCAAAGAAAGCATCTAAATCACTGGCCGGATTTGATGAACTTAATGTGCTGTCAAGTCAAACGGCTGATGATAGCGGTGCAGCATCTTCTGCAGGCGGTTTAAGCGAGGTACCCACTGGAATTGATACATCTCAAACGGATGGAGTTAATGATTCTCTAAATGATACAATAACAACTCTTGATAAGATAAAGAGTAGACTTAAAGAATTATCTGATTTATTTAAGCAAGGCTTTTCAACCGGCTTGAATGGGGCAAATTTTGACGGCCTATTAAGTCATATCAGTGGAATAAAGGATTCTCTTATTGATATATTTGGTGATAAAAACGTATTATCTGCTGCTAATAACTGGATGAATACAGTCACATCATCATTAGGTAAAATCACTGGCAGTGCCGCGAGCATTGGGCTGACATTTATCGAATTTTATGTTGGTAGTATTGATAAGTATTTAGACCAGAACAAGGATTTTATTAAGGATAAGATTATATCCATTTTCGATTTATCCTCAGATATATCCACATTAGTATCGGATTTTATTGTTGCTATAGCTGACATATTCACAGTATTCAAAGGTGATAATGCGGAGCAGATCGGTGCTGACATAATTGCTATTTTTAGCAACAGCTTCTTAAGTGCAATGGGAATAGTTTTAAAATTCGGACGTGATGCTATAGAAGCCATAACAACACCATTTATAGATAACAAGGATAAAATCAAGGAAGCCCTTGATAATATGCTTGGTGTAATATCGGTAGTTGTTGGCGGAATAAAGGACTTCTTAAGTAATACCTTTGAATCAATCCAAAAGTCTTATGATGAATATATAGCACCTGCACTTGACAAATTCAGCAATGGATTTGATACGGTATTCAGTGCTGTACTGGATGCTTACAACAAATACCTTGCGCCAACAATAAAAAATATCGCTGAGAAATTAAGAGAATTGATTAATGGACCGGTTGCGGAAGTGGTTCAAAAGCTTACGGATTTCGCTGGAAAACTTATTGATGGCGTTGCAACTATATGGGAAGAAACGCTTGCCCCTTTTGTTGCATGGATTATTGATAACTTGGTTCCTATATTAAGTGATGCGCTTGGAGTGGTCGGGGAATTATTTGTATCGATTGCATCTACGGCTGCTACTGTTGTTGGCGATATTCTTGATGCTCTTGGTGGTCTTATTGACTTCATCGTTGGAGTATTTACGGGTGACTGGGAAAAAGCATGGGGAGGAATAAAAACCTTCTTTAGTGGCATTGTGCAAGCTATAAAAGATCTAGTTAGCCCAATTGGTACATTTTTCAAGACAAACTTCGAGGCAGCATGGACAAATATAAAAACAGCTTTCAGCGGTGTAAAGAGCTGGTTCGAAACTAAGTACAATGATATCACTGGGGTATTTAAAAACATTCCTGATTGGTTCAAAAGTAAGTTTACTGATGCATGGACTAATGTTAAGAACGTATTTAGCACCGGAGGAAAGATATTCGATGGTATAAAGGATGGTATTGCTGAGACATTTAAAACCGTAGTTAACGGGCTTATTAATGGTATCAACAAGATTATCAGGACACCATTTGAAAAGATAAATTCCATGCTTAATACGATTCGCGATGTAAGCGTCATGGGATTCTCTCCATTTAAGAATTTGTGGTCAAGTAATCCTCTTTCTGTGCCTCAGATTCCGGCATTGGCACAAGGTGGATTCGTGGGAGCTAATCAACCGCAACTTGCTATGATCGGTGATAATAAGCGAGAGGGTGAAATTGTTTCTCCAGAAAGTAAGTTCCAGGAAATGCTTAATGCAGCCGCTAAATTATCCGGTGGCGGAGGTCTCACGGAAGAAATCATTTATCGAGTAATGTCCAAAGTATTTAGCGAGTATATGCACATTTATATTGGCGAAGAGGACTTGGCCAGACACGTAAACCGTGGAAATGAAATGATAGACCTTAGAACCAACACAGTAAAAGGGGGAAGATACTAATTTGAACATCTTAACAATTAATGGAGTGAACGTACCTTCCCCGGTGAATGGGGAATGGAATGATGGTACTATAGCAGCCCCGGGTAGCGGAAGGGATGAATCGGCGCATATGAATTTAGATTTTGTTGCGGATAAGAAGAGCTTACCTTACACATGGGGAGTTCTTACCGCGGCTGAAACATCCGTCCTTTTAAAGGCTATAAAAAAGAATGGAATTGGCAATATCGACATAACTGTACATAACCCAGAAGATAATATTTTTAAAACCTATAACTGCTATGCTGGTGATCGCCATGTACCAATAGGCTTTGTAGTTGACAACGAAATCTACTATAACGGTGTATCCGTAACATTTATAGAGAATTAGGGGGCGGAGCATTGATAAATACGAGCAATGAATATAAACGGTTAATAAGAAGAAACAGGGTGTTTATACCGAAAGCAAACCTTGATTTATACGATTCCACAAGTATTGAACTTGAGCCCAGCGATATCATGCAAGGAGGCATAAAAATTGATGATAGTGTAGGAGAAAAAGTAAGTCTTGGAACTGCTATTATCAATAAATGCACTACCACGCTTAATAATTTCTCAGGCAAATTTGATTCTTACGATTTCTCAGGATCACTAATTCGACCATACATAGGATTGCAGCTTAGCGCTGGTATCGAATACCTGCCCAAAGGCGTATTCACAGCAAATAAACCTACTGTAGTTGGGTCTATAATTGTTCTTGAATCATTAGATAATATGGCTAGATTTGATACGAAGTTCTCGGAAGTACCTGTTTCTTTCCCTAGTACTGCATTGCATCTACTCCAGTCAGTATGTTTACATTGTGGTGTTTCTCTATCAACAGCAAGTTTCCTAAATAGTGCGTACGTAATCGAAAATCCACCCGATGATGAGTCTATCTCCTGCCGTGAAATAGTGTCTTGGGTTGCCCAGATAGCCGGGTGTTTTGCTAGATGCAATACATTGGGTGCACTTGAATTAAAATGGTTCAATTTCGAAGCATTCGAGAATGCCAGTGGCTATAACGGAGGGAAATTTGATGGAGACACACCTTATTCATCCGGTGACAATTTGGATGGTGGGAATTTCACTAATTATCTTTCCGGTGATAGTGTTAGTGGAGGTACTTTCACAGAAACGAAGCAATACCATCACTTGTATAGTTTCTCGGGAGAACCTACATTTGGTACAGATGATATTTATATTACTGGAATACAGGTAACAGATAGCTCGGACGATCCAACTGCTGTATTGTTTGGGTCAACAGGTTATGTACTGCCTATCACAGGGAATAAACTCATTCAGAACGCCAGCCAAGCGGAGGTTATTGCAAACAGTGTAGGGCAGAAGATAGTGGGGATGATGTTCAGGTCTTTTTCTGGTAATGCCCAGAGTGACCCATCAATGGAAGCTGGTGACATAGGGTATGCCAGTACCAGAAAGGGAAACAGTTATCCGGTACTGTTCACAAGATTAAGCTTTACTCTTGGCGGTAGTGAACCTGTATCATGTGGTGCCGAGACATTTGCACAAGCAAACTACCGGCCTACGCAGGAGATGAAAGCAATTATAGAATCAAGAAAGATAGCGAAGAAAGAAGTATCATACTACGATCTCGCACAACAGACCTTTAATAACTTGGTTTTTCACTCCATGGGCATATATAGAACAGTAGAAGAGCAGCCAGACGGTAGTAAAATTGAGTACAGCCATGATAAGCCCACTCTTGCGGAATCACAGAATATATGGAAGCAGACCGCTGGAGTTTTTGCTGTATCAAATGACGGAGGACATACATGGAGGGGTATAGATGCAGACGGTAATATCATGGCAACTGTACTAAATACCATTGGTGTAAATGCAGATTGGATTAGAACAGGAAAATTGCTATCTAATGATGGAGCCACCCTAATAGATATGGCCTTTGGTGTTGCCAATACGGATAATATTAGCTTTACCGATAATATTCAAAATGGATTCCCTTTGACAATGCCATTTAATATAGACGATACGGTATCTAAGATTACAAAAGTATTGCTGAAATTTACTCAGCAGAAATTTAGGACTTATTCGACTACAGCATCAAGCGGTGGAGGTTCCACGACAACAGCTTCAAGTGGTGGTGGATCTACAACTACAAGTAGTAGCGAAGCGGTAGGCATCTCCGTTCTTTCTGTTCCCATCAATATAGGCGGAACAACTTCGGGAGCATCAAGCACAACTATGAGCCACTCGCATACATATGCAACTACGGTAGAACATTCACATCCTGTTAATATCCCTTCCCACAGCCACTCCGTAAGCGTTCCAAGCCATACGCACGGAGTAACAACACCCGACCATACTCATACGCTAAACTTTGGTGTGCAGGAAACAGATATTACAAACAATGTTATTGATATATATGTCGACGGATTTCTAGCTGCAGTGTCAACTGATTTGCAAGGGGTTATTGACTTGACATCATACGTCACAACCGTTGGGTGGCATACAATAGAAATCAGAACGGCAGTTTTAAAGCGAGTATCGGCGCAAATTAATATTAAGTCATACATAAGGAGTTGATAGAATGGCGGTTACGATAAGGAAAGGGAATCAGATTGATTTTGACCCAAACAAATTAGTTCCGGGGGAGTTGGGGTTGGTGCTTGATGCAGGAGAGTTGTATTTTTGTTATTCCGCCGGGAATACGAAGAAGTTAACAACCGCAGAAGATGTACAAGCACTCCTTGACAGCACGCCGGATGCATATGCTGCATTATTGCAGTGTATTGGTGATTTAAATAATAATCCAAGTGAATTGACTAATATTTTGAATAATATTTCAGCTTTGCAATCTGGTAAGTTAGATAAATCAGAATTTAATGATGCAATCGGAGATCGTTCGCAATTACCAACGCCAAATTCAGATTTGGTTTCTTCGGTTATTGAAGTTAGTTCGCAGTTGGATTCAACATTGAACAATATTAATAGTAAATTTATCACTCGTCTAATGGATGGACAGGTTACAAAAATAAAACTTATCGGAGATAGTATAACTGATGGTAATGGCACAAGAAGTTATGCTTCCCCTTCTACATCGAATCCCGTCATATTTAATGATGGTGCTGGAAACATCTTTTATGAACCAAACCAAACCAACAACGGATGGGCGCAAAAATTTAAAACATTTATCGCAGACGATTATTCATCTGTTCAATTTACTAATGCTGGTATTGGTGGAAAGTCGGCAAAATGGGCAAACACAAATAAAGCATATTGGGTGTCAGAAATAGAAGATGTTGTATTTGTTATGCTTGGAACTAACGACAGATGGGATTGCGCTACTCCGGCAGAGTTTAAAACAAATCTCATATCATTTTTAAATTACGTAAAGGCTAAGTGCAATCTAATGATTGTTATGACTGCCCCTCCGACTTTAAATGATAACGACACAGGTACATATCATTTCGGAATGAAAGAAGTTGACAGAGTTATTACTGAGGTTTGCCAAGAAAGCCAGTATATACATATCAGCCACTACAGACATCTTTTAGACTACGCTGAAAAAACTGGCAGTATAAGAACGCTTATCGAGAAAGATGGTTCGCATCCCAATGATGAAGGCTATGATGCCGTGTGGAAATCTATACAACAGCGTTTAGGATTTACAAATGGTGTTACTAATTGGGAAAACGGTTCATTGTCTAATCCGATTATCGCAATACATGGAAACTCTTTTCCTTATTTGCAATCCACCACACCAATAACTGATTTTGTTAATGGTAAAGAAACAATCATTGAGACTTACGGTACATATACTGATATAATTAATTTTCCAGAGGGGGCAAGCGGAAGGTTAAGAACTATCAGAGGGTTAGCAAATGATTTGTACTCATACCAACTATTTGAACCAAGGGAAGTAAATAGCGTCTACAAAAGAACATGGAATTATGGTTCTTCTATCTGGAATGCATGGGAAAAAATATCGACAAGTAACCTTGGGACAATTTATTCAACAACTACTAAACTTGTAACTTCAGTATCAAGTGGAGCAAATACTAACGTGGCGTCTTTAAGTCTTCCGCCTGGCACGTATGTAGTAACTGGATCCATACGTTGGGATACTCCTGGATCAGATGACAGGTACATTACAATCACTCAAGGTAGTGCCAGTCAAGTAAAGGGAGTTGAGTTTATGACAAATACTGCTATAGTAGAGTTGTCATCAACAACTACTATATATCTTGTTGGTACACAAACTTCTGGATCCAACTTAAACTTAAATAGTGTTGTGCTTAATGCTGTTAAGATAAAATAATCAGTTCAAATTATTCTTGACTTTTGACGACCATTGTCTATAATTGACAATGAGGTGCGCACAAATGAAAGTAAAAGAGTTTTTGCTGTGGATAACTATTATAGCCGTAATAGGCATAACATGCTGGGAAGTTTATCGATTTTTTCGAATAAGCGAACATTTTAACAAATTGTATCAAAAAGTAGAAGTTTTAGAGGTGGAATCAAAAACGGAAGCATCACCGGATCAAACAAAACTCACCGGGAAAACTATAGTAATGTTCGGAGATAGTATATACTATCCCATGACGGAAGGTAAAACAATACCACAAAACATCCAAGAGTTAACCGAAGCAAATGTATATGGAGTTGCGTTTGGTGGTTGTAGAATGTCTATTCATGATAAGTATTGGGATGCTTTTAGCATGTATAATATAGCGGATGCAATTGTCACAAATGATTTTACATTGCAAAATGAAGCGATAACCGAAATGGAAAAGGGAAATGTTAACGGAATGCCACTGGACTTTAAAAACACATTAGAATTAATAAAGTCGATAGATTTTAACGATGTAGACTACATAACAATAGGGTATGGTACTAATGACTACACGGCTGGGAAAGCATTAGAAAATTCGTCTGATTACGAGGATGTTAATACTTACGCAGGTGCATTAAGACACTCATTGAAAACCATTATGGGTGCGTACCCACATCTTAAAATATTGATATTAACGCCGACATATCGCTTTTGGGATGTAGATGGTAAATATGATAAGGATAGCGATTCGCTGTATTTCAATGAACAGAAAGATACTCTTGATAAATTTGTTGATGAGGCAAAAATTATCTCCAAGGAATTTAAGATTCCTGCACTGGACCTTTATAATGAACTAGGAATTAATCGATATAACAGACTTTATTATATTGACACCGCAGATGGAACACATCATAACGAAAACGGTAAGGTGCGAATATCAGAAATAATAGCAAGCGCTTTACTAAGTCAATATTAGTACATGATTGGTTTAAATTGCGAACTAAATAACTTTAAAACCATGGAGCCTTCGGGCTCCTTATTTTATTAATGGAATCAAGATAGTAACCGGGAGCCAATAGGCTCTTTTTTATTACAGAAAGGAAAGATTGATTATGAAACATAATGCAATATTCGGAGTATTCGGACTAATTGGCAGTATCATAGCGCAGGCGCTTGGGGGGTGGGACTTAGCATTGCAGACTTTAATTATCTTCATGGCGGTTGATTACATAACTGGGCTTGTTGTAGCCGGGGTGTTTAAGAAATCAACTAAAACAGAGAACGGAGCGTTAGAAAGCAGGGCAGGATTCAAGGGATTGTGTAAGAAATGCATGATCCTGCTCTATGTTCTTGTAGCTGCTCAGATAGATAAGCTTACTGGTACTGAGATTGTGCGTAATACGGTGGTTATAGGATTCGCGGCGAACGAAGCAGTATCTATTTTAGAGAATGGAGGATTAATGGGGATTGATTATCCTAAGATATTAAAGAATGCCATTGATGTGTTGAAGAGCAAAGCGGAGGAGGGCACCAAATGAGTAATGTTACGGTAAGCTGCAGAGATGTAACAGAATTAAATGTATTAGTGCGTATAATGCTCGATCTGGCTTTGGCTGATATCCGCAAGCAAGGCGTAAATCCTCTTGTAACGGAGACATACAGGCCTTTAGATAGACAGCATTATTTATACTGCCAGGGACGCACGATAGCTGAGTGTACAACCAAAGGAATTGGTAGTGTGTTTGCAAAAGCATACTGTAATACATCAGTAGGTAAAAAGACATGGACCCTTGATAGCATACATATCCAGCGTAAGGCCGTGGACGTAGTACCCCAACGACTAGTAAAGGGTAAAATGACAGCTATTTATAATACTAAAGACCCTCAGACTCAGATCATCATCAAGACGATGCAGAAATATGGATTTGAGCCGGGAGCTAACTGGAAAACCACACCGGATAGTCCTCATTTTCAAGTTAATGGAGACTTCAAGGCGGTATTTGATTCGAAGCATACTACTACATATGTCACGAAAGCAATCCAGACAGCTTTAGGAATTAAAGTAGATGGATTATGGGGTAATGGAACTATAGCGGCTGTTAATGCATTCCGAGCAAGTAGAAAGTATAGTGATGTAACCAGTGGGTCTCTCGGTTCTACGGCTTTAAAGGCATTACTTGGTAAATTAGCTTGACCACAACAATATAAAGGCTCTCTGGCTTAAATACGAGGTAAGGGAGCCTATCCAATTATCAAAGTACAATCTATAATAAAAGTGGCGGCGATTTCCCACTAAGCCGACGGGTTCCCGTGACCTCCCTTGTGGAGGTTTCGACTGCCGCCCAGACAGCCATCATCAGACGGGGATATTTATAATGATTGTTGTTCCGATAGTGCATAACGCTTTGTATCTTTCTCCGAAGCAGCAGGCAACATCATTTTCCATAAACCTATTACTTAAGTACTTTTTACCATTTATTTCAAGACACTCATATTCTTTGTTTTCAATGCAGACTGTCTCATCATCTTGTATAACCGCTAATAGATCTTTAACTTTCATAAAACCCTTCCTTCCTGCCCTTGCTGGTGCCAAAGTTTATGCTTTGAAAAATCTTTTGCTATTGGCTCTATAGCTGCTGAAATCTGTTTCTTTATAATCTATAATCCGGTTACCATTCCATCCGAAGTCAAAGGCTACAGTTGGTATTGTTGGATTCTCATGTTGAGTTGCGACTAATGCTATAAGATTTGTTCCTATGCAGTTTTTATAAAGTACTTCAAAATATTTCATTGATGCCTCCTTTCTCCGGTTTAAGGATGACCGGAAACCATGTGATTATTTAACTGGTTTACAATAAGAAAATGGTTTATAAGACGGAAACTCAGCATCGCTATATTTGTTTTTTATAATTTCTTTAATCTTACTAATCGCTTCTTCTCTGTCGTTTGCTTCAACTGTTTGAGTGCTACACATATTGATATTATGTCCCTGTTTAAGTGTAGCTGAAAATCTTACCATTCCAATATACTTCATATCCTCAACCTCCATTTGTTATTTGCTGTTCCTTATGATGTTATTATATATCTATATACCCATAGATACAATAGGTATATTTCACAAAATATATCCCCATAGATTGTGAATATTATATATATACCCATAGATACGTATTTGATATACTATAAAAAAGGAGTGAGCTTATGGGAAAATATACAGAGGCACAAGCAAGAGCCGTTAAGAAATATTTAGACAATATTGGAGAAACAAAGGTTAGGGCTCCCAAAGAAGACATGAAGCGTTATAGAGAAGCTGCAGAAGAAGCAGGCGTGAGCCTAAACCAATATTTTATTGAGGCAATAGAAGAGAAGATATCCAGATTATAAAAATAACCTCGGCCAGTAATGACCGGGGCTATTTTATCAATACCCATTGTGTTGTATTACGATGGAACCTAATCTTAATCCTTTCCGGCTGGCCATTCCGCTCTATATAACAGCAAAACAAGATAGTTGCTATACCAACATAGATTTCTTCTTTGCTGTACTCTATTTCATGTATTTTAAATACTTCATCCTCTAATTGCACGTACAGTGGTTTCACTTCTCCCGTGATGGAAAAGGCGGCTTTTACAGCTATAGGTGTATTCATTATCATTCTCCTTAATATCGAAAACCCCATGCAGCAGCACAGGGTTCCCGTCCGTTCTTTAATATCTATTACATCCAATAATACCAACTGTCTCTCCAAGACTCCTTTATTATAACCTGACCGGTATATTTTGTATAGTTGGCATAAAGGAGATAAATTACAATAGTTGTGTACAAAGTGCATAAAAGCCTAAATCCATGTGGATAAAAGCTTATTTTCTCTTGCTAATTATGTAGTCTGCATATTTCTTTAGTTCAAGCATCTCTTCGTCATTCATATCAAGATTGCCAAAGCTTCCGTCCTCCCCTAAAATCCATGAAACAGATACCCCAAGAGCTTCGGCTATTTTATATATGGTTGCTACCCGTAAATTAAAAACCCCATTCTCTGCATTAGACAATGATGCCTGGCTAATCCCGGCTATATCGCTCAAAGTAGATTGTTTCATGCCAGCGTGGTTTCTTGCCGTGAATATTCTATGCCCTATTTTTTCACTATTATATCCCATGATTACACCTCAGAGATACGATAGCATATGAAAAAATCATTAATCAAGTTCGCTTTGCAACATTTATTGATTATTAATAAAAATATAAGTGTATTAATATAATGAATGATAATAGTAAAAAATATATTATATTTAGAAATAAATTAATAAATATGTAAAATAAAGTATCATATTAGATTGTAGTTACAAATATACCATTATATACCATGTATAATCAGAAAATACATTCAATATTTGCTTTTAACTGTATAATTTATATATTAAAATACTTATATCGCTGTCACGAAAATACAAGAAAAAAGGGGGAAGTTATATCGAATACAAGGTTGATATAAAGTCACTTAATAGCTTAGACCAAATCATTATAGATGAAGATAGATCCGTCAAAGAGATATCTATATTATCAGGTGTAAGTGAAAGCGAGGTGAGTCGCATTGTTAGAGGTGTGAGCATACCCAACCAAATTACCATGATGAAAATATGTGACGGGCTTGAAAGGGAGATGAAAGAGGTCTTTGAAACTAATTGGAAAAATGTAAAATTCGTGTAATTATTGCATGCATGCAATTGCTATTGATTTTTATTTTATTTCTGATATAAATATAGTAAGCCGATTTTATGGCTACTTTATTCGGGTCCCCACCCCGCTACTCTACAATAAATAAGTCAAATTGTACGCTTAATAGCGTTTATTAATTTTGTTTATTTTTTCGTAGAGTAGCGGGGTTTTTTATGCTTAAAATCAAATATTTGTATTGTTATAAATCTAATCAAACAAATCACAGGTGAAGTCTGTGTAAAAATAAATAGAGCATTGATTTAGAACGTATGTTCTGATATAATTTAATTAATTTCACTGCTACATAAACGCATGGATATTGTATTGGGAGGAAAATGCATGGAAGTAATGATGGTCAAAATGATGGAAGCTTTCAAAAGAAACAATGAGGGAAACAATGATTTAGAAAATGAGATTTTCGAATTTGTTGCAAAGAGATGCGAGAAAGCTTTACTTGATAGCGATAAATACAGAGAGCTTGAAAGCGTGGACACTGATCCGTGTGAGCTTCAAGGCATTGCGGAAATAGTCTGTTATAAAAAAGGATTTAAAGATGCTTTAAACATGATATTATCAGTTATGTAAATAAAAAAGCCAAGGACTTAAAAATCCTTGGCTACATTTTTGGCTACATAGTGAAATGTTCACTTTCCGAAACAGTGCCAAAACCCTTAATGCAGTTGAGGGGACTTGAACCCCTACCCAGTTACCCGGACTAGAACCTGAATCTAGCTAGTAATATCCCTGGAGTTGCTGATACGTAACGAAGTATCTGTGTTTAGTGGGTTTGTGGGTGTGATATATACAAACAAGTTCACTATACGAAACCCAAATTTAAAATAAAAAAATCTCAATGGCTACATTTTATGGCTACATTTTTCGTGGCTACACGATTTTAAAAGCCGCCTTTTTGTCATCCTTTTCTTTTTGTTTTAAAAACATTGCGTCAATTTCGTCGGCAGCTGTCTGATCCATATCTTGCAAAACATGCTGATATACATTTCTAAGAGTACTGACTTGTGAATGCCCTAGACGTTCGGCTGCGACTTTATCAGATACACCATATTTACACATAATCACTGCATTATAGTGTCTTAAATCATGCAGCCTGATATGAGGTAAATCGAATTTCAATAGTAATTTTCCGAAACGTTCAGAATAACTTCCAGGCTTCCACCTTGTAATAACTTTTTGATTTGCTTTTCCGTTATACTTCTTTTTATAATATATTAAAGTTTCTAGCACATATTTTGGAATCTTAAATGATCTCACGCTGCTATCATTTTTAGGATCCTTTTCTAGATTTTTCTTAAATCTTACCGCTGTTTGTTTAATAGTTATATAACCAGTTACTAAATCGATATTTCTCCAGTAAAGGCCAAATATTTCTCCCCTTCTTAAACCGCAGCCTCCACCAAGTATTATAGGTATTTCATCATCAGAACCAAATACATAGTCCAAAAGCTTTAGAAACTGTTCTTCATTATAAACAGTCGGAAGATACTTAGTCTTTTTGCCAAGTTTTACTTTTTCAGCAGGGTTACTTTTTATCAATTCATTAACAACCGCATATTTAAATGCGGACTTTATAAATGAATTTAATTTTCTTGCAGTATTGATGCTTAAAGGTTTCGCCAGTTTATCTTTTGGTTTTCCCTTAATCATCACGATGTATTTCCTTGGTTCTTTCATTTTGTAGTTATAAAAGGTATCCAGAGTTATAGGTTTTATATCTATGAGCTTCATGTCTTTGAAATATGGAGCAAAATGAACATCAATATACATGCGGTATAAATCAGCGGTTGTATCTTCCCAATTATCAATAGATATTTTATAGTATTCATTAAGATACCCAATAAATGTATCTTTAACAGGTGCAATGTACTGACCTGTTTGCAGTTCGTATAGTATTACATTAATCTTAGCCTCAACTTCTTTTTTTGTTTTCCCATATCTAACAATACGGTTTCTTTGCCCATTGGGCTTTTTACCGTTTTCTATTGCCCCAACCCATTTCCCGTCAGATTCTCTCTGATAATAAGTTGCATCCATTTAATCACCTACTTCATCACATTTAGTTTGATTATTAATGCGTATTATAATTGCGTTTTTGGTGCATGATGATTATTATTAATCTCATTCATTGTTGATTCTGCTAATGCCTCAACTTCTGCTTTGGAATTTCCATACTTTATAACCCTAATCCGTTTTCCGAAATTATTTTTTCCAACATCAATAATTCCCAGCCATTTTCCGTCGTGTTTCCGGTGATAACATGTAAGCTTCATATACATCCCCCTATCCTTTTATTATTTTTATAATTTGTACTAGTTTATCCGGACTAATTTCTTCCTTAATACATTCATTTATAGCAGCGAAGTACTTTTCTTTGTCTGAATATTGAACATCGTTTATATCGCCGTTACCAGCAATCCAGTCCAAAGTAACACCGAAGTAGTCAGCGAGTTTAATTAACACCTTAAGGCCGGGATCCATGGTACCATTTTCATATCTAGAAAGGGCTGATTTGGTTGACCCAACCGCTTCCGCCAACTTTGACATGGATAAATCGCGATCATCCCTTAACATTTTAAGACGTTTTCCAAACTCGTTCATTTTATATAACTCCTTCTCTTCATTTAGTATCGTTTCTTATTCTGTTACAATAATATCAAAAAAGTTTATTATTTGCAACAAAAAGTTGTTGACAAATAAAAAAAAGGGGCCTATACTCAACTTGTGGTTGCGAATAGTGAACGACACAACATATAGACAAACAATGGAAGGAGGGTACAATAATATTGAGAAACGACACCAAACTACATAAACTTAAGTATTGGAGAAGCGTTTTACATTTAAGGCAGGAAGATGTAGCTACTCTAATCGGGTGCAAGAAATCCTATTATTGCTCTAAAGAAAATGGGAAAGCTGATATTAGTTTAAGAGAAATGCTAATTATACAAGCAGCTTTCAATAAAAAACGTGCAAAGGAGGGACAAGCACCATTAAAGATAGAAGAAATTTTTTTACCCTGAGAGTTGCGAATAGTGAACGGTAATTGGTTAGAAATGAGAATACAGTGAACAAAATAGTATCAGTTAAAGGAAAGGAGGAAAACATAATTGAAACAAGATATGAAAAATGGAAAGTCATATGAATTTGAAAGTATTAATGAAAGAAATACAAGGTTAGAGGCTACCGCAGAATCAATGTTTCTAATTTGCAGCCACGATAGCCTAACCATTGCTGAATACGAAATAACAAAAGCTCTACTTGATAGGTTGGTATATAACAAAACAGTTATTCGTGATCAATCAAATACTTAATAGATTCATCGGTCATGTTGGAATAATAACCGAAAGCTCTATAAAATTCTTCTGCTAAGAATTCCATTTGAGCCACATCTTCCGGCATTGACCTACCGCCAAATGTATCATTTTTTATAGCTTCTTCTAATTTAGACTTGGCATAAACAAGCGCCATATCATATGAAGCTTGTTCAGTATCGATCTGAGATAGTGCAGTTTTTATGATATTAGGCATATCTCTCAATCTCCTTTCTTAAGTACTTCGCCTGGCAGCGATAAGGAGATTATACCACAACATTACATATTATACCATAAAGGAGGATTTTATTTGAATCAATTAGAACAAAAATCATTAACATCAGTAGAGGTAGCAGAAATGGTTGAGAAACCTCATAACGATTTATTGAAAGATATCAGAAGATATTCTGAACAATTAGGAGAGGGGAAAATCTCCCTCACCGATTTCTTTACAGAAAGTACTTACCAAAGCGATCAGAATAAAACGCTTCCATGCTACATGGTTACAAAGAAAGGTTGCGAGTTCATAGCTAACAAACTTACCGGTGTTAAAGGTGCAGTATTCACCGCGAAGTATATTAACCGGTTCCATGATATGGAAGATAAATTAAAAGCGCCGACATCATACCTAGACATATTAAAAAATGCAACTCTTGAAGTAAGCCAAAAGGTTGATTCCGTCAACGATGATCTACAGGCCTTCAAGATGGACATGCCTATCCTCGGAATCGAAGAGAGCCGGATCACATCGGCAATCAAGAAAAAAGGCGTAAGCTGCTTAGGCGGTAAAGACTCTAATGCCTACAAAGACAAATCCCTTCGCGGAAAGGTATATTCCGATATCCACCGAGAACTCCGCCGACAGTTTGGGATTGATACATACAAGGCTATTAAGAGATCACAGACAGATAAGGCGGTTAAGGTAATAGAAGCATATACACTTCCTCTGGTGTTATTTGAAGAGGTCACGGATGCTAATGCTCAATTAGTAATGTAACACATACCATTTTGTTGACATTAACAATATGGTCAAAATAAAAAGGAGGAAATAAGAAGATGAAAGGTTTCAAGGTATTTAATCCAAATTGGACATGTAGAAATTTTCAGTATGAAGTAGGACAAACCTACGAAATGGAAGCATCGCCAAGCTTATGCAACAGAGGATTCCATTTCTGCCAGATTGCAGCTGATTGCTTCGGTTACTACGAATTTGATCTAAATAATAAGGTTGCTGAGATTGAGGCTCTTGGAGAAATCGCAGAAGAAGGTGACAAGTGTAGCACGAATAAGATACATATCATCCGTGAAATCCCATGGAGTGAATTGCTAACAACCGTGAACAGTGGTAAAGGTAACAGCGGTTTGTCAAACTCCGGCGATTGGAACTCCGGCGATTGGAACTCCGGCAATGGGAACTCCGGCAATAGGAACTCCGGCAATGGGAACTCCGGCAATAGGAACTCCGGCAATGGGAACTCCGGCAATAGGAACTCCGGCAATGGGAACTCCGGCAATAGGAACTCCGGCGATTGGAACTCCGGCAATGGGAACTCCGGCTGTTTTAACAGCATTGACCACGAAATACATATCTTTGATAAACCGAGCGAAATGACTTTGAATGAGTGGAGAAACACAAGAGCTTATAGACTGCTCCGTAATATTGATTTCAGACCTACTGATTGGATTTGCGAGAGTGACATGTCCGCGCAAGAAAAGAAGGATCATCCTGAGTATGAAACCACAAGAGGGTACCTAAAGGATAATGACACAAGTACTTGCTGTGTTGAGTGGTGGGCTGGATTATCTCAGAATGATAAATGCACGATTCAGAATATTCCTAACTTTGATCCCGAGAAGTTTTATGATATCACCGGGATAAGAATATAAGGAGGTATCCATGACAAATCGACAGAAAGCAGAAAAGATAGCCCGGGCACTGGCGAAGGAGGGACTTATACCGGATGAAAAGATAACTATAGTTGCCGTCTTTACCTCGCTAACCCTAGCTGATATTGAGCGAGAGGAGGACAAGCTTGAAAAGTAAAATATTAGGCTTTATAGCCTCGGTACTATTCCTTGTTTCTTTATGGTACATAATAGGCCAGTTCGGAGCATTAGAGTGTGATGTAATTACAGTGCGGCAGTTTCTAATTCGTACAAGCTTCGGCATATTGGTATTTTGCCTAGATGCGTACCTAATTAACAAGTATTACAGCAATAAAAACGACCTGCAGGAGCGCCAACTCCCGACAGGCCAATGCATAATAAACTTTAAATGTAAAATATCACAAATAATTAGAGAAGTCAAATGCTTTGTGTGCAAGCCAAGGTGTAAGCATTGCGGATCAACAGACTTAGTCCCGGATGATTATTTAGATATTTGTTGGGATTGTGCCAGAAAGATTGCGGAACGATTAATGAGGATTTAAGAAAGGATGTGCAGTTATGCCAGAGAATGAATTAATGGTAACTATACCATATAGCAGATTAGAGCAGTTATTAGATATGGAGACAAGGGCAGAAGTCCTCAAGGTTAGGGTGACTAAAAACTCCTTCATTGGTCAGGAAGAAGCAGCAGACATACTGGGATTCGTATTATCTATTAAGAAAAATGAAGGGGATGATATTTTTAAATGAGTTACATCCCTGACAATGAAAGTATAGGTCAATACATATTGAATGAACGTGATCGTTTAGAAAGGCTATATGAAAGATTTGAGTCAGAAGAGAATATAGAATCGGAGGAATATGAGTATGGCGAATGAAAATGCATTAGTACAGGTACAACAGTACTTTAATCAAGACAATATAAAATCAAAATTTGAAAACGTATTGAGGGATAAGGCTCCGCAGTTTATGGCTTCAATTACAAATGCAATTCGCAGCAATGCATCTTTGCAAAATTGTGACTCTCAGTCTATTATTTCATCGGCTTTAGTAGCTGCAACATATGATCTTCCCATAGATAGCAATTTAGGGTTTAGTGCAATTGTTCCTTACTACGACAACAAATCGAAAATATTTAAAGCCCAATTTCAGATGATGTATAAAGGGTTTGTACAACTTGCCGTAAGATCTGGCGCATATGAAAACATGAATGTTTCAGAAGTTTATGAGGATGAATTAATAGATTATAACCCTATAACAGGGGAATTGCAATTCACAAAAATATTTTCGACTTGCAAACAGCGCAAAGAAGGGAAGAAGGATAAAGTTGTAGGATACTACGCATGGTTTAAGCTGCTTACTGGTTTTAAAAAAGAACTATTTATGAATGTAGATGAAGTAAGAAACCACGCTATGACTTACTCTTCCAGTTACAAAAAGGACTTGGAGAAAAATTGGACATCTAGTAAATGGTCTACTGACTTCGAAGCAATGGCTAAAAAAACCGTTCTTAAGCTATTGCTTAGCAGATGGGGGATTTTAACCATCGATATGCAGAGAGCCATCCAAGATGACCAGAAAGTATATGATTCTGATGGAACAGATACTTACACTGACAATCCAGATACGCAGCCTAATAATGATGTTATTGACCCGTTTGCAGTAAATCAGGAGGAACAAAATGCAACTGACCAATGAGAATTATTATAGTTCCGAGGCGAATATGGAGTTTATGTCTGTTTCTCAGTATAAAGATTTCATGAAGTGCGAGGCTATGGCTTTGGCGAAGTTACGCGGTAAGTATAATCAGCAGATTACAAAACCGCTACTTATAGGATCTTTTGTTGATTCATATTTCGAAGGAACGCTTCCTCAATTTATGAATGAGAACCCGGAGATATTTACCAGAAAGAGCGAGCTTAGAAGCGAGTTTAAGAAAGCAAACGAGATTATTTCCAGGGTGAAAAGCGATCATAATTTCATGAGATTTCTGAATGGGGAAAAGCAGAAAATTGTTACCTTTGAGCTATTTGGTGTCAAGTGGAAGATCAAAATGGATAGTTATATCGATAGTATTTGCATTACTGATTTAAAGGTTGTGGCTAATTTTAAGACGATGCCATTATGGAGGTATGACCTTCAAGGAGGTATCTATCAGGCTGGTGTTGAAATTGATACTGGCAAAAGACTTCCATTTTATCTAGCGGCAGCCACAAAAGAAAGAGTTACTGATTTTGATATATTCCAAATCCTGCAGCCTACATTGGATTCGGCGCTTGAAGAAATACAGGAACATATACCTCACTTTATTAATGTTAAAACAGGCGTTATTGATCCGGTGCATTGCGGAGTGTGTGATTACTGCAAGTCTGTTAAAACATCAACCATCAGAAAATACAATGAATTATTGGAGGATAAAAATTGAAACTTGTAAAAATATTAAGTGATAGCATCCAGATACGAACCAATCAGTCAGAGTTTAGTGATATCAGGATTAATGATTTGTTATCCGTATACGATGAAAGTGTTAACCTGGTTGCAATGGTTATAGGGCTAACAGATACAGACACTTCATGCAACATCGGTGAAGAAGATTACATAAGCGAATTAACCGGAATAAAAACCATCGAATGCTCAATAATTGGCAGCCTTAAAGGCAAGCGATTTGTAAAGGCAATCGATTTGTATCCAACAACCAATGTAAATATAGCAAGAATCGATTCTAAGGCATTTTCCGCCATGTTATCGACACAGGCGAAAGAAAGTTTTGATATCGGAAAATATGTTGCGTATGACTTCCCGGTACTGGTTAATGGTAATAAATTCTTTCAGCGCCATGCATGTATTGTCGGCAATACCGGATCTGGTAAGTCTGAAACGGTTGCTAAAATACTTGAGGAATCCGCAAAATTGCCTGGCACGAATATCGTTGTATTCGATATTCACGGAGAATATAGCAAAATGTCGTATGTGTCAAATATCAAAATCGGTGAAGAGTTTCCTTTCCCAATATGGATGTTTGGATTCAATGACATAGTAAATAACATTTTGAGGATCAGAGAAGAGACGGCAACGACAGTAATGACAGCTCTTAGGAAATGCTATTATTCTGTTTGCGAGAATGGCAAAGAAAATAGACCAGTATACTTTGATTACTCTGATCTGATAAAAGAAATGGAATATCTTGATAATCAGGATGTTGCTACCGGCGAATTTTACAAGACTGGCGATAAGGCTGGTATGGCAAAGACCACAAAGGGAGAATACAACGGCAAGTTAACAAGCACTATCAACATACTAAAAGACAGAATATCAGATAGCAGATATGAATTCCTTTTCGTAGAAAAAGGCCAGAACTATTTGCACAATGTGATAAATTCCATTCTCGGAAATGATAAACCAATTAAAAACATTGACTTGTCTGATATTCCGCACGATGTAGCATTACCAATTATCGGAGTTATTACACGTATGTTGTTTGATATTCAGAGGTTGCAGGATATCAAAGATATTCGCCCTGTAACCATTGTTTGTGATGAAGCTCATGTGTACATCCCTAATAATTTTCAACTGTCAGCAAGCCAACGTAGGATGGTAGAAGTGTTTGAGGATATAGCCAAGGAAGGTAGAAAGTTCGGTATAACTCTTCTCCCAGCTACTCAGAGGCCATCAGAATTAAATAAAACAATTGTTGCTCAATGTGCAAATTTTGTTGTGTCAAAACTCAATAATGAGAATGATAAGAGCATGATAAAAGGAATGCTGCCTGACGGTGATGATAAGATAATCGACTCTGTAACGATGTTTAATCCCGGCGAGGTTTTAATTATTGGAGATGCAGTTCCAATTCCTTTAAAGATCCAGGTAGAACTAGCTAAAGAACGTCCTCTATCAAGAACCATTGATTTTTGGGACATATGGAACAGTAAGACCGATTGTAATATTGTAGGGCTGGTTGATAAATACCTAATCTAGTTGAAAGTGTGATTATCATGTATGAAGTAGCTAAAATTACAGCTTACAAGCTTACCGATAAAGGTACAGCCTTACAAATACATATCGATGGTGTAAACCTCAAGGATCCTATATTAGAAAAGCATATTAATAGTTGTGGTATCTGGCTTGATGATGGACGAACCATTTCGGCAGAACAGCGAAAGAAAGCATATGCAACCATAGCCGATATAGCAAGGCATGTAGGAGATTATCCAGAATATCTGAAAGAAGAAATGAAATTCAGATATATAGCTCAATCCGGTGGTGAAAAATTCAGCCTTAGTGATTGCTCAATGGATACTGCCAGAGGATACATTAATTATTTGATGGACTTTGCATTGGAGCATGGGATCATACTTGATGATCTCGGTATCAACCGGACCGATGATATTAACCATTACCTTTATGCATGCATCAAAAACAAAAAGTGTGCAGTATGCGGTAGACATGGCGAGATACACCATTGGGATGCGATAGGCATGGGAAATGATCGCACCGAGGTAGATGACAGCTTAAAACGTAAAATATGCCTTTGTAGGACACATCATACTGAGTGTCATACCATCGGAAATGCAAGATTTGAGGACAAACACAAGGTATATGGAATTATTATCAAATAACATATTGATTCTGGTTAAGGCTAGCATATCACATTCCTTATCCGAATTTATTATAACTATTTTATTTCCGGGGTGGAAAGACGAAGCCATCCCGGGAGAAAGGAGTCAAATTGAATCCTGGAAAAGTATTTGAAGAAAACTTTAAAAAATCCATACCGGAAGATACCTATTACCTCAGGCTACCTGATTCCAGTATAGGATTTGACATAGAAAACAGCACACAGCGGTTTGCACTTAAAAGCCCATATGATCAAGTTTTATTTAAAAAGCCTAATATGTATAGTCTTGAATTAAAGAGCGTGCAGAGCGGAGCGATAAGCTACGTAGGAAGCAACCCAAAGATAAAGGAACACCAGATTAATGAACTGATAAAGGCGAGTAAGTACGGTATAGTAGCCGGGTTCATTTGTAACTTTAGAGATACCGGTAATACATATTTTCTTCCAATCAATAATTTTGAACTGATCCGCAGTACATCCGCAAAAAAAAGTTTTAATGAGAAAGATTTAGACGGTATCAGTTTGGTTATCCCCGGAAGGAAACTAAAAGTAAATTATCGTTATAATCTATCGATTTTGTTGGGCGGTGATTAATTGGAAGGCTGGGTAAGCATAAGCCGGCAATTAACAGATCACTGGTTATGGGAAGATAAGCCATTCACCAAAGGACAGGCATGGGTTGATTTAATTCTATTAGTCAATCATGAGGATAATGAGTTTCTCCATGGCAACCAGATCACCACTGTAAAGA